TACGGACTTAAAAGAGTAAAATGTAAAAAATGTTAAATTACCAACAGAGAAGTGTAGAGGGCAATATTGTTTCTCGTCGGACAGAAGATATGTTTTCTCTACACTTAGTTGGTAACAAAGAAATAAGCGAACAAGGAAAAAGAAAATGTTTGATGGCTTAATTATGTTCACAATATTATTCGTAGTTATATTGGCAATGGGTTGGATGGTAAATAAAGAAAGTAAAAGACCCTAAAATAATGACAAAGAAATAAACAAGAGGCTTTAAATGAGTAGAATAAAGTTTGAGCCGTTCGGCAGAGACTGGTATGATCCATACAAACTAATTAATCATACCGAAACCAGAAACGCATTAATCAGAGCATTCTGGAGTGGATTAAAGTACTCCGGAAAAGGTTATACTGAATGTGTTAAGATATGTTCCAAAGAGTTCTGTTTATCTAAAGAACGGATTGAGGGGATAATTATAGAAAGACCTTTACAAAAATAAAGTAACTTCCTGTTTCAGAATATCCGTAAATTTGGCGGATTTCTATGACAGAACAAACAATACAACAGAAAAAAAAGAAGTTTCTCGAATTATTAGAGAAAAATACTTTACATATCGGGAATACTTGCAAAGCATTGAATGTTGCAAGGTCTTGGTATTATCGTAATACTGAGAAAGACCCGGAGTTTAAAGAACAATGTGAATTTATTAAAGAATCATTTGTCGATACCGTAGAATCGTACCTATTTAAAAATATTCAAAAGGGGTGTGTAACTTCAATTATATTCTTCTTAAAAACAAGAGCAAAACATCGAGGGTATGTAGAGAAAGAACAAATTGAATTTACTAAACTCCCTAAAGGTTTTGAATTGAATGAGATATGATGTATTCCCTCATCAAAAGAAATTCATATTATCAGATGCTAAATATCCAGCATTAGTTGGAGGCTATGGTTCTGGGAAGACGGTTGCATTTTGCTTAAAGGGTATCAGAGAATGCGGATTAAATCCGGGAAAGCAGATATTACTTGCAGAACCAGTTTACCCAATGGTCAAAGATGTATTGCAACCTACTCTCGAAAAGGTATTGCAAGATGTTGAGTTTGATTATACTTACTCCGCATCAGATTTAAAATATAGGGTTTTTTGGGACGGTGGTTGGGCGGATATATTGTTAAGGTCTGCCGAAAACTACCGGAGATGGGCTGGGCTAAATCTTGCATCATTTGGATTAGATGAAGCAGATTTATTGAGAGATGATGGTGCGTGGAAGATGGGGTTATCCAGATTAAGAGACGGCAATTCTTTAACTGGTTTTGTATCTACTACACCAGAGGGCTTTGGATTTGTTTATGATTATTGGGGAGATAACCCTAAAGAGGGTTACGAATTAATTAGAGGCAGAACGGAAGATAATACATATCTGCCACCAGAGTTTATTAAAAGTTTGAAACTTAATTATGATGAGAGATTAATTAAGGCATACATGAATGGAGAGTTTGTTAATCTCCAACATGGCCAGACTTATTATATGTTCAACAGGGAGCAAAATGTTCAAAGAGTACAGTACGAGCCAACATTACCAATCAGAATTGGAATGGACTTCAATGTCTCTCCAATGGCAACAGTATTATTCCAACTGCACACTAACCCCCCAAGAATCAGAGTGTTTGATTGCATGGGGTTGAGACATACAGAGGGTGAACTTTTAACAGAACGGGTTGCAAGAACCATTAAAGATAAATATCCGAACAACAGATATATAGTGTATCCAGACCCAGCAGGCAAAGCAAGAGGAACTTCTGCAAGACGGTCAGACCATCAGATACTGCGAGATGAGGGTTTAGAAGTAAGAGTTGCAAGGAGAGCACCATTGGTAATTGATAGGGTGAACACCATGAACAAACGGTTTGAAGATATGGTAATAGATTCTAAATGTGATAAATTAATTAAAGATTTTGAACAAGTGGTAAATCGTGAGGGAACGAGAGAAATTGATAAAAGCAACAAAGAACTAACTCATTATTCAGATGGGTTTGGTTATGCTATATGTAAAGAGTTACCCATTAATAGTAGAAGCAGAGGGGCAATCCCAAGATGATACCAAAGTTATCAGATATTCTCGTCAAAGAATCACGAATCAAATCCCAACAAGGGTATAAAGACCGTTGGAGGAACAACCGCAACAAAGCATTAAGTTATTATTCTGGCAATACCAATAAATACACAAAAAAATATTTCTCAGAAACTACACTTGATAAGATTCCAATCAGTAACATAAATGTTACTAAGAGAATCGTGGACAGGATTAGCATGGTGTATATGCAAGACCCAATCAGAGAAGTAAGTAATGAACGATACTTTGATTACATTAATGGTAAGAATGAGAAGCTACAACGAGCAGAGAAGATGACCAATCTATTAGAATTAATATTAATCAAACCTACTTGGAGAAACGGCAAGATTGAATACGATTTGATATTTGATTTTGAACCGATATTTGGAGATGATCCACTTAATCCGATTGGTATTTGTTATCCGTTATCAGTACGCTCACAAGTCAAAGATACAACTCCGGAACTCTGGGCATATTGGGATTTAGAGAATCATTTTGTTTATGATAACAATTCCGAGAAGATAATTAAAAACGACATGAATCCAGATATGATTAATCCGTATGGAATGATCCCGTTTACTTATTCATTTAAGAATGGAATCCCCGAGAATGAGTTTCTTGGTGTTAATGCAAGTGATGACCTAATCCAAACCAACGAAATGATTAATGTCGTTGAAACAACTAAAACTGCAAATATAATGTTCCAATCATTTGGGTATGTATATGTATCTGGCGAAATGGAAAACAAACGATTGGAGGTTGGGCCAGATAAGGTTACAATGCTTGAGCTTGATTCTTCAATGGGTGTTATTAGTCCTCCCAATACCGTACAATCAATAAATGAGAGCATCAAAACAAATTATCGTATGTTAGCACAAAACTATCACCTAACAACAGGATTTGTTGAGGGTACTACTGCCGAATCCGGTATTGCTCATAAACTACGCAACCAAGAACTGATGGAAGAACGGAAGTCAGATGTTGAACGGTGGAGAAATGTTGAGAAATCATTGTTTGATATTGAAAAAGAGATACTCCGAGTTGATGCTGGAATAGATGCTGGTGATTTAGTTAATGTTGATTATTCAGAAAGTGTTAATTATCTAACAGAAGATGAACAACAAAAAAGAGATGATTGGGATTTAAGCAAAGGATTGATAGACAAAGCAGATATTCTTGTGAGACGGAATCCAGATTGGACAAGAGAAGATGCACAAAAGTTTTTAGATGACAGGAAAACAAAGGGTGCATTATTAGAAGCATTGGAAACTCCGATTGTCTAAACAAGATAATATTGAGAAGTTATCTCAAACTATTGCTGGTCTTATTGATTCTGGGCAACGATCATTAATCCGGGAAGTATTAAAAAGTGAAACAATCAATCTTGCAATATCACTTGCTAATACAGAAGCAATTGTTGAGGCATTTCAACTTGCACAACAACAAGTCTTATTAGATTCAATAGCATTTGGTGCAGTAAGTGAAGAAGCATTGACATCATTAGCATTAGCAAAACAAGCAGAGTTTTTAAGTCATATTAATCTTGCAGCATCAACCGTACAGGCAGAAACAATACTTGGTGCAATTGGTGGGAAATCTTACAAGCAGATATATGAAACAATAACATCTTCAACTGGATTAAGTGTTGCACAAGCAGAGACGGTACTTAATACATCAATGAATGTTTACTCTCGAAGTGTGAATGCTTTGATGGCAAAGGATATGCCAAAGAATACAAAGTATGTATATGTTGGTGCAATAGATGATAAGACAAGAGATATATGTTTGGAGATGGCATCTGCTGAAGAATTAACCAGAGAAGAAATAGATTCACAATTTCCCGGAAGTTTTGTTGATGGTGGTGGATTTAATTGCAGACATCATTGGGAAATTGGGACACAAGACCAATTTACACACGAACCCAAAGAAGCAAAGGAACGATTAGATGCTTGATAGACAATTTTGGAATAAAACTGCTCCGAAAGTTAGAAACAAATACAGAGAACATATATTTGGAAAAGCAAAAGATGTTCATGGAAAACCATTCAAGTCTTATTCACAAGATTATGGCAAAGCAAAACGAAGTGGAAAATTAAAAAGACAAGCAACAAAGTATGCTAATTCCAAAGCACCGGTATTAACTGGTGATACAATGAGAGATTTTAAAGTTTTAAATATTGGTCATGGTTTCAAATTAGGTTGGACTTCATTCGGTGGTACGGTTCAACGTTTAGAAAAGATGGGCAGAGAACTATCTACAAGCAGACAGCCATTACCAGAGAATATATTAGACTATCTTGACAAACAGATAGACAAAAATATAAAAAAAGCATTAGGTAAATCAAAGACGGTTCACCTAAAAATATGATCCAGATAATAGTTAATTGGATACTAATCATTTATGCAATCGGATATTTTGCAGTATTGTTCTCTTGGTTCTTTTCGGAAGAATCCAGAGAGTATATTAAAAACGGTGATGTAGAATGGTATCACATTATCAAAGGTTCTTTTATGTGGATATTTATTTTGTACGAGGTCATACGAGATG